ATATCATAAGCTTCTTTAGATACAGTTTGGTTTCTGTCCACTTGTTCTATCTGAAACTTTAACTGCTTGTTCTCTTCTAAAATTATTTCAAAGGAATTAGAGATAGCATCAACTGCTCCATCTCTTTCTTTCTTAAGTTCATCGTAGCTACTCTTCTCCACCATGTTCATGGATTTCTCTTTCCAACTATCACGTTGTTTAGCTAGCTTAGTATACTCCACCTGATAATCTCTAACCCTACCTTGCTTATCGTAGGGTTGGTAGGTAGTGTTATTTACTTTGTCATTTAGTTCTTTGACAATATCTTTAGAGTATTCCATCTGTACAGAAAACTCTTTCTTAAGCTCTTTGTTTTTTTTGGTTAGGCTTTGTATCTTATCTGCCATGTTAGACATGGTGTCGATATTCTTGTTAATAGTTTGAATATCAACTTTATTATGGTGTCTAAGAAACTCTATCTCACCTAGATCATCTACACTAGATACAAAGTTATCTTCTGAAAGTTTCTTATAATGTTTAACTTTTACTTCAAGGCTTTCATTTTCTTCTTGTAGAAAGTTACGTTCATTCATTGACCTATCTGCTCTCTCACTCTGTTGTTGAGCAAAGATAACATCTTCAGTAGGTTCAGTTTTGCACATCTTAACAAAAGCATTACGAACATACTGATCAGGCATCTGCTCAATATCCACAAACTTCTGCTTACTTCTTGAATAATATTTAGTCATCACGATCTCTCCATAGTTTCGTACATTTCTTTTCAAGCTATATTCCCATTTGATTTGATTGTCAAACCCTTTAGTATAGCCTTGATAGTTTCGTTGTTCCAACCATTGCCTAGCATCTTGTAACCTTGCGAGTTACTGACTGACTTACAGTAGTCATCAGGTAGTGTCTGTAACCTACAACATTCCTTTACAGTTAGCTTTCTCCACCTCATAACATGTTCACCATAAGCATCAGGGTATCTACCTTGAGGTAAGTCTGACAATACTGTGTCCTTAGTTAAGGTAGATAGACATCTAGATTTATCTGTGTCTGATACTTCTAAGGTTTGTACTATAGGTAGGTTAGTGTCATCGTCTTTACGAACACCATTGCCATCTATTCTTCTACCCGTGATTGATGCTGACCTGAGTGGCTTATCACCACAGACTATCTTAGGTTCTCTGTGTCCACCTTGCATAGTAGTTAAGGTAGGTGCTTTGCCATGTATAGAGTAAACTCTTTTGATAATGTCATAGCCTTTTAGATCGGCTACTCCTACTTGGTGACAACCATCGCCAAAGACTAACTGTCTTCTTGACTTCTCGAAGTACATCTTAAGGTTACCACCTTTCCAATAGTTAGCGTCTAGACAGTAAGCTTTGCTCCTATCCACACAACCACACTCGACAATATCTTTAAGCAAGATACCTTTATCTTCAGGCATATCAAACTCTATGTCAGTTATGTACATGCGAACTCTACGTTGAGCAGATACTAAAGCTGAATTAATGATGTGTAGTTTTAGGTTAGGATTGATGTCTTGTAACTTAGATAGAATAATATCTTCCCAAGCCTTTTTCATTTTGACATTTTCAAAGAGTAGCTTGACATGGGGATTGGCAGTATAGATAGCCTTGTAGATATCAAGGAAGGTAAAGAACAATTGACTCTGTTCGTGCTGAAAATTTAACTGTTTTCCTGCAACTGAAAAACCCTGACAAGGTGACCCACAAAAGATAACGTCTATATCTTTGTGTGATACTATCTTATCTAGTACACCTCTAACATCACCTAGATGAATAAGATCATCGTGGTTATCGTTAGCTATCTGAATAGGAAACTTATTAATTTCTGACGAATACCATCTAGTAACGGGCAATCCTAATTCTTTTACAGATTGCCTAGCTACACTACCACCTGAGAATAATTCAAGATAGATCATTTTTATATATCCTCTATTCTACGTTTAAGTTCTTCTTCTAAACGTTCAATAACATTATCAATGCAATCTCCTATAGTTATACTACTACCATCATTATCTTTTGGCTCGTTATATAACTTAGCTTGTTTAACTTGACGTTGAATGTCATACATATCACACATCATATCTGATATATTCATCATACTTCCTCCAATCTTTCTCTTTGTCTTTCGCTAATTGTTTGACCAAATTCATAGCCTTGCTTGTAGTAATAATTAGTTTGTTGCTTAGCATCTCTTACTCCATAAAGCAACCCATCTGCTACACCATCTTTAAATGCAATCAATACTTTCTGATCTTTGATTGCCTTATCTAACTCAATTAAATCAATCATAAATCTACTCCCTTTCCATTACTAATACTTTGGCTAAAGAACCTACTGTAGTCTTTCTCTTTGACTGCACGAGGATTATCTTCAAAGGTCATCTCATCTTCAGAAGGTTTAATTGCCTTAGCTCGTAACTGCTTAAACAACTTCTTTACTTCAGCGTTATCTGATTGACCATCGCCTTTACATTCTGCACATTTCTTAGCTGAAACACGAGGTTGCTTAGATGCCCTAAGCTTATCGCCACACACATAACAAGTAGAAAAGAGTAAATCATCTTTAGCTATCTGTTCTTTAGTTCTGTACTTATTGGTCATTCATCATTCTCCAAAACAAATTGATTTTGTAGTTCCCAAAAAATACTTTCTAACTTTCCTACGTCTGACACATACAGATCATTACAATCTCTAAGCATCATTAGACAATCTGCTATAGTCTTGTGAGTTTTTTTAATAGCGTCTAGTTGATCTACAGTTAGAGACTTCATAGCCTTTAACTTTAGGTTATTTTGTTTATCTCTTTGTGCTTTATAATGATCGTGGTTTGTTTTATTGGTCATATTATCTCCTATATTTATGATCAGGGTATGTTATACGACTAACTAAATACATAGGTCAAGCATTATTTTTTTATCTATTTTATTGACACTATTTTAGGTTACGTGCTATACGACCTTATTCCATTGGGAGATACACCCCACGGGGAGGATAGAGGAGATACTATGGCTAGACCAAATAAGATAGGTGACAAAACTAAAAGTTATAACTTGACAGTTTCTGTGGCTGACTATAATGAACTAGATAAGTTTGCCACTAGGGAATCTGATAGGTATGCAGTACAAGTAAGCGTAGCTGATCTAATCCGAAATGCAATCAAATTATACTTAGAAGATTTAAGGATCGCTGACAATGATGAACGAAATAAAGACTGACATTACTAAAAGAACCCATGACGATAAGTGGGTGTTTTGGGCAAAGCTATCTGCAGTACGTGTAGGTTTAGAAGACAAGGAACAAGTCAAGGTAGGTAACAAGAGAGACTACCTTACTTGGATACCTATCTATATTACTACCTCCCGTATTGAAACTGTTGACGACAAAGATAGTGGTTGGCTAGATAAGTTAGCCCAAGTGTATACTGTTAATGCAAAGCAGTATAAAGATGCAACAAGTACATGAACCCTAGATGGATAAAAGGATATGTGGAATCCCTTACTATTGCACCTTATGGGCGTTTTAGGTCTGATTGCCCTTCTTGTGGCAAATCAAATACCTTTAGTGTAAATGACAATGGCTTTGAACGTCTTTGGTTTTGCTTTCATGCAGATTGCAATGTTAAAGGTGCAACAGGTATTAGCTTAACTAAGGAAAACTCAAAGAGTGCATTTGTCAAACGTGAACCAATAAAAGAAGAGACGGACATTAAGTTTAAGATACCTGATACGTTTGTCTCTTTGTCTCGCAATATCAACGCAGAAAACTATGTCAAGAAAGTACAATCTTACGATGCTTATTTGTCAGGGTTAGTTGATATTAGATATGACTTCCAACGAGATCGTGTAGCCTACCTTGTCAAAGACGGAGATAAGGTAGTAGACGCAACGGGTAGAAGTTTAACAAGTAGTAAACCGAAATGGCTTAGATATGGAAATAGTAGAACCCCTTTTACATGTGGCAGATTTGATAGGGCATGGGTTGTTGAAGATGCTCCTAGTAGTTGCTGTGTTAGTAACCTTGTATCAGGCATCGGATTGATGGGTACATCTCTCTTAGATGAACACATACAAGTAATCCAGAATTATAAAAAAATTTTCGTGGCTTTAGACAAAGATGCAACTCGTAAGGCAGTTGACA